TTTGTAACTTCCTATTTCTATTTCTTTCCTATCTTTTCCAACCCAATTAAGTCCAGCAAAAAATCTACCCGATTTCTTTCCAACAAGTTCAGAAGCTTCTCTAAATTTATATATTTCCTTTTTCCTTTTTCTATCATAGTCAGACTGTAAAAACATTTGGTGATTACCAGTAACAAGCAAATCAAATCGTTTACTTTTAAAATTTACAAGTTTTTCTGCCGGATGACTAATGGTATTTACAGTTACAGCTTTTTCAAGCTTTAAAGTTTCAGGATTAAGAGAATAAACAACATCTCCAATAGAAACATTTTTTATTTTTCGCCAACCTTTTTCTGTATAAACTTCTGTATCGTCTGAATAACATCCAGGGAATCGTGGCGGCGTTTCATCTCCTGAAGGAAATACATCGTTAAAGGGAATGACTCCCGCTCCTTCATTTTCCAAACACCCATCACTCACTCTGTCGTCTCCGGCAGTTATCCAAGATTTAGCTTCAATTCCCATCTCTTTGCCTCTATCCATAAAAGCTTTGCCTAAAGCGGTTGCTGTTTCAGTGCTTGCTATTAACTTGCCACGATAAACGCTCATATCCTGTATTTTGTTTCTTATATCCCTTCCAAGTCCCGGCACACCTCTTTTATTCTTAATGCCATCACTAACAACTTTTGCTAATTGGCTTTTTGTTTCCTTATCCATTCCAGTTACAAGTTGAGCAGAATGTTTTTCAGCCCAGCTAATTACTTCAGGACTTGGAATGCCTTCATAAGCTAAACCCCCGTAATCCATCATCTCGGCAGAGCCACTAACATAAATTGTAGTTAAATGCCCAGCCACCTTTGCCTTAAAAGAAGTATTCAATGCCCTCAAAACCGAACCCACCATTTCATCTGATTCTCCACCGATAGATTCTTTTATATATTTGTAATAAAGATACTCTAATTCAGCATAAGGAAAAGCTATGCTTAAAGCCTTAAAATAATCAGCTACTTCCTTCTCAAGTCTTTTTGCGAGTTTCTGATTCGCCCTTGACTGAGAATTGCAAGGAATTGAATTATTCAAAGATTCAATTAGAGCATCTAACATATTCATTTTTTCTTTTTGGATTCTACTTTTATAAATCCCGTGCCCTTGCATCGTGGGCATACAACCCGAATCAGTCCAGCTTGATATTCTAAAAAACCTTTTCCGTTGCATTTCGGGCATACAATTTTTCTATGTTTTGTCTCTTTCATTTTTCCCCTCTATATTTTTAATTGTACCGTCTGATAGTAAAAGATTGTTTTCATAATAACCACGGTCTAAATATCTCCAAGTGCACTTAAATTCTTTGTTTTTAGTAGTATTCATTTTATTTTTCTTTTGTTTCATTTCTTTCATTCTTTTTTCTCCTTTAAGTTTCTTAAAGTCCGTATAAGCATTGAAGTGGTGAGACTTTCCTTGTTATCGGTAATATTTTTCAAAGCCTGCTCAACATCTTTGATACCAACAGACATCAAAGCCTGCTGCAAAACATCGTCAGAATCTGCAAGTCTTGGGATTTGAGGTATCAATGCAGCTATATTTTTAGCGACTGCTGAGGATTCCTCAGGAGTTATTGCCGGTAAGTCAAAGTCAAAAACTCTCTCTTCTTCGGGTACTTCGTTATATTCTAAAACCATATTTGAAAGGTCTTCATATGCTTCAAGCCATAAAGTCTGGTAAGAATTAAACATCTTAACCATCGGCAGTTCAACGGTCTGTGCAGTTGCCAAGCTTCCAATGGATATATCTCCGAAGTACTGCTCGGTTATTCCAACTGCTGCGCAAATCATTAACTTTAACATTCTTCCGTCCTGGTAAGCTCCACTTGCTCCCGTATCAGTTTTAATCGGCTGCGTATCCGAACCCATGTTTTCAATAAGCCAGCTTCCTGCATCGGGTTTTGTCTGGTCTGTTTTTGTTTTGATTTTTGAAACCGCCCCGCTTGGAACTTTTGTTTTCCAAGCAAACCTTGCTAAAGCCAATATAACCGCTACACGAGCAGCTAAGAACTGACGATAAAGTTTTATCCAGTCCATTGCAGGCAAAAGCAAAGGCAGTCCGTTTGGCTCTCGCTCCATGTGATAGATTAAGGCTTCTTCAGTCTTTGTTATGAGGTTTCCCTTGCTATCTAAAACGCCTTCGTCTTTAATGTTTTGCCAAGACCTGTAATAAGCTTTTACTGATTTTCCCTGCGTGTTAGTCCATTCTCTCTTGTAATATCTTATGTCCTCTTTGTCATCGGGATTAGTAATAACGTCCGCTATCTCCAACGGGTCTATTCTCCTGACCGTTACCTTTCCTTCGGCTCCTAAAAACAAAGCAAAGTACACATTGCCGTCAGTCAATAGTTTGTAAGAATTCTTACGTTGCCCCTTGCAAGATAAAACTGGCTTGTTTATGCGAGCATCCCAGAAGTCGTCTAATATTTTTCTAACATTTTCGTGCTTATCATCAACATTGCGAATTATCCCCGTGCCTAAAGTATAATCACTCCAAAGTCGGAGAGCTTGAGTAGCCATTGGGTCTATTTGAGCATAATACCGTGAACGCTTTATTATATCTTTTTTCTGGTCTTCCGTATATTCGCCTTTCTGAATCAGTCTGCTCATATTAATCCAGCCCTTGTCTTCGGAAGCAAATATATCTTCCACCGACTTGTAAGCTTCCTTAAATACTTCCCCGAGTTTTAAGTCTTCTATGGTTATTTCTTTTAAATCTTTTATCTCTTTTGTTTCTTTTATCTCTTTTATCTCTTTTATCTCTTTTATATTCTCTTTCTTCTTTTTCATCTACCCTCCTAAAAGTCTATATCAACAAGCGACATTGCGTCATATATTACTTTCTTTTCAATTTCTTCGGGATTGTTTAACTTCGCAAACGCCCCTGACACACCATCAACTTGGTCATCGTATTCTCCCTGCGGAAATACTTCTATCTCATCAAGAAAGTCTTTATTCCAAAGTCCTTTAACCAATTTTACATTGCCTGCCTCTGCTGCACTTGCCAGAGGTGCTGCCCTTAAAATTTTACTTCCCGTTTTCTTGTCTCCGTAAAATGTAAAACCTTTCAAAACATTTCTCCGGTAATGGTCAATAGTATTCACTCCCGATGAACCGGGCTCCTGCTCCATCCATATAGTTGCTGTTTCGGTCATTGCAGTTTGTTTAATAAGTTCTTCAACCCTTAGTGGCGTTCCTCTCATTCGTTTAATATCTATGATGTAATAAATCCCATCCTTTTCTCCAACCAAAGCTCCTGCCGTATAGTCTGATGTTTTTTTCTCCGTTGCAGCCAAATCCCAATATCTGATAGTATTGCAAACAGGCGCCTGATTGATTATTTCAAACCACTCTCTTTGAAACATAGCTCCCACTTCCGTTATATCCCAATCTCCCTTTAAGTATCTCGCCCTTGAAATAGGATCTAATTTGTCTAATGATTTCAAATAAGCATCTCTATCTATAAATGGATTATCATCTAACCTTGCAGGGATAAAAGGTAAATCTCCTGTTATAAATCTATTTTTTACCCAAACATGCCCGATATTCCCGGGATTACTCGCACATCTCATTCTTATAGGCACTTGCATTTCCTTTAATTTACGAAGTCGTGAAAACATAAAAGTATACGACTTCTCAGTAAATTGCGTAACTTCATCAAATCCAATAAACTGGAACTCTGATGATTGATATCGGTATTTGTCGTTTTCATTCTGTAAATAACCAAAGGTCAAAGTCGCCCCTGATGGAAATATCCAAGTCTTTGTTTTGTCGTGCCATTGTGCCTTTCCTCTCAACCATTCATTTGCCCTATCCATCAATGCGCCCGGTAGCGTCAAATCTGTATAAGTCTTGCGGAATAAAATTGCCGCATAATTGGGAACTGATACATATTGGAGTGCCGCCATAAGCAGCGCATCACTTTTTCCTCCACCTGCTGCGCCTCCATAAAATGCCTCTTCATTACCAAGTAATAAAAACCTAACCTGTTGAGGTGTCGGTTTGTGAGGTATGTATGGATTCCTCAGAACTGTTGCCACTAATATCGCTTTCGCTAAACTGTTTTTCATATTCCTTTATCATTTCAAAAATGTCTTCGGTCTGCGTATTGCCTCCCTTAAAATTCTCACCTAATGCCTTCTTGCCTAATTCCTGCGCTTTTAATGCAACTGCTGCCAATAAGTTAATCCGTGAAGGAGAATCATCTTTATCCAGTTGTGCTTTTATTTTTTTTGATATTTCTTCTGCTATTTCAAAATGAAGTAAATCAAGTTGTACCCCTTTTTCTGATATAGCTTCAATTTTCTTTTGTTGTAATCTCGTTGTTATTTTATTAAAATAAATTTGCCGCTGTTCTTTCCAACCTTCTTTTTTTGCCTTTGTGCCAAGCTGCCTTAATTCAACCTGATATTTATCAGACAAATCACGCATAGAGGGATAAATAACATTCCCATCTTTCTCTGTTCCCATAATGTACTCGTTTTTAATCGGATTCCAATTTATTTTCATAGTTTTTTTTAAATAATCTTTTTAAATAACTTAACTAAAATGGCTTCCCCCGTTATGCCATTTGCCCTCAAAGTTAGAGAAAAAGGAGGGAACTCCAACTTTGCCTCAGCCCTTAATTATCCCGTATTATACCACAGAATCGCTTTTTAGTCAAGCATTTGCCCTATTTATTTTCAAGTTTTATAACAAAACAAAGGAAGAATCTTGTTTAATGCACCCTCCCTTTGTTTGTAATTCTTATTAAGCTTGCTAATCTCTGCTAATCTTTACTGTTGCCTGTGGATAACCTCCAACCCTAATTCTTCCCGTATCTCATTGTATCTGTCTACTATGTTCTGGTCTGACATGTGCTTTCTTAATCGTTTATATTCTTTCGTGCAAACCCTGCCTTCCGTATTCATACATTTTCTTGCCCTAATAACTCTGACCATCTTTTTTAGCTTCCTTTGTCTCTCTAATAATTCCCGGTTGCGTCCTTTGTAATCAAATTCCTCGTTCATACCTGCTCTAAAACCGTATAATTGGTTCACTTGCCACTTCCTTTAAGAATGCTCACAGCTAAAGCGATTGCGACTAAAATTACTCCCGTGATAATTATAATATCCATGCTGTCTATGTTATGCATATTTTTACCTCCTTAATGGTATTATAAAAAACAATTTTTAAAAATCAACAAAAATAAAATATTAATGTTCAAAATCAACAAAAATCTCTTTTTCTCTTTTTTTCGCCTCCACGAATGGCTTAAATGCAGCGTTTATTTTTTGCTTTTTTGCCTTTTTCTCCATTTCTTTTTTTCAAAAAATTATTTTTATTTTTTTTCCAAAAATTTATTTTCTTTTTTTCAAAAAATTATTTTTATTTTTTTTCCAAAAATTTATTTTCTTTTTTTCAAA